CAACCTAAACGCGGCGGTAAGACATACGACGAGCTTGCGGAGATTATCGGAGTACATCGGTCTACGTTATTCGAGTGGAAGAAGAATCCCATATTCGAAGCGGAACTCAAACGTCAGATGGTACGCAATAGCCAGGATAAGTTACCGGAGTTAATCGAGTCATTAGCGGATATTGCTATGCGCGATGGTAACGCAGCTATGGCGAAGCTTGCGCTACAGATTAACGGGTTACTTACGGATAAAGTCGAGGTTGAGACGAAGGATACGGGAAGTACGGATATCGAGGCGTTGAAGGCACGTATTGCTGCGCTGAAGGAGAGACCGTCGGACGCGGAGTAACTTACGCGTATATAGATGAAGGGATTTGCGGAGGGGAATCCGATTGGGTGCGACTAGGGCTGCGTTTTACCTACACGAAGCTCCCGACGCACGCCCTCCCCGAAACTTTCCGAATTCACCCGTACGCTTCACCGTAACACCGCGTCACACCGCGAATAGGTCGCCGTATATCGAACATTCGTTCGTTGAATAAGCGGTGCATAAACGCGACAGGGGATACGGGAAATACACGTATAATCTTCCAGTATGTAACGGGGCTAATCCGCATAGCAACGCGGGTTATCCGTATTATGCGCTGGAAATGTATATGCAATGTATAACGCGGATTTATGCAGCGCGAATGAACGCAGTAATGGCGCGGGTTCCGGGCGCAGACATATGCACAAAACCGTGCATTTTGTGAACATGTCCGTGCATACCCGTGTATATCGGAGTCTTTACGATTAGAGAACGAAGAAGGGGAGCGGCTTAGGAACTTCGCAGATTTAACGCTGCGTTACGGTGAAGGGACAGCGTACCCCCAAGCGCCCCCTCGCGCGGCCCCAAATCTGGTCCGCAAACAATCCGCGTATCAAAATTAACTTTTGACTTTTACGGAGGTGCTAACGCATGGATTGGTTCGAGCTTAGAGACATGTCATCGCAAGACCGCGCTAAATTATTCGCTGAACACTTCGCAAGTCTAGCGGAGGTTCTTACGCTATATCCGAAATCCCACGTTACTTACGATAAGGACTGGCAGGTGTATTGCGCTAGGGTCGGTAAGTCGGAGCCGTTTCATTTTGCGTACGGATATGCCGCCGATCCTAACGACGCGCTTATGTTCGCAGCACTTGCTTATAAATTGACGCGAAAATAGCGTTTAAACACGTTGACCCTAACGAGACTATTCGGATGGTACGAAACGGGCTAATTTCACGGTAAATCTACGTCAAAACTAAGGGAGGAGGCGGTATCTATCGCATGGGTTAACGGGAAATGGATCGGACGAGACGAGCGTACAGCGCAAATAGACGAACTGACCGACCTAATTGACGCACTTGACGGCGTAGATATCGCCGCCTTGGGTGACGAGGACCAGCGCGAGATAGAAACGCAGCTTTCGGAGTACGAGCGGTTGGGCGTAATTAACGAAGCTGAAACGGACTTGATTGCGTTCGCTCTCGAATACTTCTCGGAAGCTAAAAATCCGGGCAACGCGGGTAATTGGGACGGATTCGATATTGTAGACATAGGCGAAGCGCCTGATTTTCACCGTGAAATTAGCGTGATAATGGACGATGTCTCGAACGTTAATACCAACGATAAGGTGGCAGTTGCGGCGCCCCGTTCTCACGCCAAATCGACGTATTTATCAAAGGCGTTTCCCCTACGCGAGATAGTGTACCGGAAACGTAAGTACGAAATTATCATATCGGAGACGCCGGCAGTATCAAGCGGCAACCTGGACTGGATTTCAATGCAGCTCAAGCATAACGAGAAGCTGCGGAGGGACTTCGGTCCTTTATTGTCTCCGAAACAGCAGGAGAACCCGAAGGATAACAGCTCGGAGTTTATCGCGTGGGAGCCGACGGACAACGGCGTACCAAAAATGTTAACGAAGGTTGAAGCGGCATCTACCGGTCAGGCGCTTCGTGGTCGTAACTGGAACGGGGTCCGTCCGGACTTGATCGTGTGTGACGACTTGGAGGACATCAAGTCTAACGCGGCCACGCCAGAACTCCGCCAGAAGATGCGTGACTGGTTCGCACAGACCGTCGTACCGCTCGGTGATCCGAAAGGTAAGCGTACAGCCTTCGTATACATGGGAACAACGGTCCATCACGAGGCGCTACTCGTAAACGTGCTGTACAAGCGGTCGGACTTTAAGTCACGAGTTTATCGCGCGGTTATCGAATGGCCTGAGCGTATGGATTTATGGGAAGCGTGCCGCCTCGTTTATACCGACCGAGATAATCCGAATCGAGCCGTCGATGCGCGCTCTCTTTACGAGATGAATCGCGCGGAAATGGATCGTGGAGCTACCGTATTGTGGCCGGAAGCGCAGCCGCTATGGAAGTTGATGACGTGGAAATGGGATAACGGGACGAAGGCGTTTAATACGGAATACATGAACAATCCGGTCGACGAGGAGTCGATGATCTTTAACCCAGAATCCTTTACGTATTGGGACCGTGAGGATCGCGACTTTCTCACGTCCGATTACGATATTTATCTCGGAATTGACTTCGCAATGGGTAAAACACGGGGCGACTACTCTGCGGTTGTAGCGATTGCGCGGCATAAACAGAGCGGTACGAAGTACGTAGTTGACGCGTACGGGGAACGTGTTAAGCCGGACGAGTTTATGCGCGTCATTGTCGATAAGACGCTAAAGTACCAACCGACAGCGATCGCAGCAGAAGCGCAGGCTGCGCAGGAGTTCTTCGTCCAGAAGCTAAAGGAAGCGTTAAGGGCTGCGGGCTATCCCGCACAGACTCGCGTTAAGGAAATACATCAACGGTCCCGTAAGGACCTCCGTATAGAAGCGCTGCTCCCGGATATCGAGAGCGGCGCTATTCAATTTACGCGGAAACACTCGTTATTACTGGAGCAGTTCGAGCTGTACGGGTCCGGCAGCCACGATGACTTACCGGATGCGCTCGAAATGGCCGTAAGTATTGCGAAGACCGGACGGAAGAAGCTCCGGAATAAGCCGAAATGGATGTAACGGAAAGGAGGTCGATACGATGACGGAATTTTATACCGTTAAGGAAACGAAGCTATTTTATACGGGCGCGCAGTATCCACCCACGTATGAGATACCTCGACTGGCGAAGTATGTGCGCGGTAAAGCGATATTCGACGGCCGCCACGTGGAAATGTACGATCGAGCGTCTTCGTTGCTGAAGGATACGCCTTTTGCACCGCAGCTTAAAACGCTATTCATCGCGGTGAACGTTATGGACGTTCTGCTCACGAAACCCGCGGATTTGATGGTTGGCGAAGCTCCTACGTTCGAAAGCGGATCAGACCCGGAATCCGCGGAGCAGAGGGCGCTTAGTCGCATCGTTGAAGAAAACGATATTACACAAACGATCCACGAAACGACTATCGGCAGTGGCTTCCGGGGTGATTCGTTTCTAAAGACGTACTACGCGGCACGGGCTGACGTAAGTGAAACGGAACAGCTCGGTCTAAAACCGCCACCGACACCGTTGGAACCTATTATCGAAGCAGTCGATGCGTCAATCGTGTTCCCTGAATTGTCTCGCGGATCAAAAAAACGATTCAAAGCGATTAATATCGCATGGGTCGAATGGGAGGTCGAGAAGAGCAGCGCAATAATGTCGTTTTTCTCCAGAATACCTACGACCGAGACGCCGTATCTGAACGTAGAGCGTCACGTACCTGGCTATATCATCTACGAAAAGTATCGACTCTACGAAAGAGGCGTCGACGCGGAGTGGGGCGTACCGATTCCGACATACTCAATCGGGGAGAAGGTACCTACAGGTCGTTCGGAGGACAGCGTCGAAACTGGAACCTCACGGCTACTGGTTCACCACATCCCATATAAGACGTCCGACGATGACTGGCGCGGGATTAGTGGCGTCGAGAAGCTAGAGAGCGTGTTGGCTGCGATTAATGACCGTTTGGTTCAAATCGACTATATTCTGTGGAAGCATTCGGACCCCACAGCGTATGGCCCCGATTTTGAGGACTCGGAGGGGAACGTCAAATTTGGCGGCCGTTATGTTCCCGTCACTAAAGACGATGTCACTCCCGGATATATGACGTGGGATTCGCAACTGGAGGGCGCGTTTAAGGAGCTCGATCTATTGCTTGGACTCGTTTACCAAATATCTGAAACGCCGCAATGGTTATTTGGTACGACGCTTGCCTCGGATAAAGGTGGCACAGGAACGAGCCACACGGACGCCGGTGCGATCAAAGCTCGCTTCATGCCGATTATATCGAAAGTGAAACGCATCCGTAGCCATATAGACCGAGCAGTGCGTGACGCGTTATGGTCCGCGATGGAGCTCGAGAACTTCGCGAACCGAAACGTTGATGGATTCGAAGCATATGAGCCCACTTACCCGAAAATAACGTGGCGCGATGGTATTCCTCGCGACGAGAAAGAAGCGGCGGAAGTCGCTAACCTGCGTACTGGCGGTAAGCCTACCTGGTCGGTTACTGACGCAATCAAAGACCTAGACGGAGTGGATGATACGCAAGCCGCCGAGCTTGTCCGCAGGATTGACGAAGACGAGCAGCGTGTTTCCGGAACGGTAGACGCTTCGATATTTAACGACCCAGGCGGTGACGCTTAATGGGCGATCCGAATTACGATGGCCCCGTGTCTAAATTACTCGGGGCTTTTCGGCGTGCTCGTTCGGCTATTGGTTCCGCCGTCAGTCGCTTATTTACGCGAGGAGCTAACCGCAAGACAGCGGACGCAGCCGCGAAGGAAGCTTCCGAAGCTATTAGCAAGTTGAATGCGGAGTCGAAGGAATGGGTGAAGGACAACCTCACGAAAGCCGCGCAGGATGGAGTTAAGCGCGCGTTGATTGATCTCGGCGCTGCGAAGTCGTTGATTGAAGCCGCAGAAAAGGCGAAGCTGAACCGGGCTAACCGCGATATGCTGGCGGCTGCGATACTCGATACTCATGCGGATGTGCTCGCCGTAACCGCGAACATGGACCGTAAGACAAAGGCATCCATACGCCAGGCACTTGCGGAGTCGCTTCGCGCGAACCTATCGCAAGGAATAAACGGAAACACGACGCTTCAGCGGGACGTACTCGATCGAATGCGTAAGATACTCGGCGATGCTGTTGATACCGGGATCATTGACGCAAAGGGTCGGCGCTGGAAGCCGGAAGCCTACGTCGACATGCTCGTCCGTACGAAAATGGCGGAAACACAGCGCCAAGCCACGATAAACGAAGCGCTTGGTCGCGGCGTTTATTACGCGCAAATATCAAGTCACGGAGCAAAGGACGCTTGTAGTAAGTGGGAGGGGCGGATTGTAAAACTAACGCCGGACGCCCCCGGCGATTACCCGTATTACGGCGATTTGCCATGGCGGGAGATATTTCACCCGCGTTGTCGTCACGTCTTGATGCCTGTACGAAATCCGAAATAATAACGGACCTACGATACGTCCTAAAACTGACGGATACTATGCGCTACGCGGCGCTTAAACGCGGGAGGAATTATGAACAAATTCACTAACGTTAAGTATCCGCTAAATCTACAAATGTTCGCGGAGGGAGATCCAGACCCAACGCCGGACCCGCCGATTGATCCGACACCTCCGAAGACATTTTCGCAAGAGGAGCTCGACCAGGTAATCGCGGATCGTATTGCTCGTGAACGTAAGAAGTACGCAGATTATGACGAGTTGAAAACGAAGCTTTCTGACTTTGAGCGTGAGAAAGAAGAGCGCGAGAAGGAGAAGCTATCCGCAACGGAACGGCTTGAGGCCGAGAAAGCGGAAGCGTTAAAGGCTGCCGAAGAAGCGAGAGCCGAACGTGACAAGGCGCTAACCGCCGCAGATCAACGTCTTATTAAAGCGGAGTTTCGAGCGATTGCCCGCGAACTGAACGTACGGACAGATGCACTAGAGGACGCGCTAAAGCTTGCGGACCTGTCAGTAGCAAAAGTGGATGACGACGGTAATCCGCAAGGTGTGGAGGACGTTGTTAAGGCACTTATCGAAGCAAAACCCTTCCTCATAGAGCAGGCAACTCCGAAACCGAGGGAAATTGGTGGGCCGAGTGGTGGGCAGGATAGACCGGACAAGACTAAGGAGCAGTTGCTGAGTGAAGCGGCAGAAAAAGCGCGTGTTTCCGGTAAGCCTGAGGACTTTGCTGCGTTCGCGGCGCTTAAACGCACCCTTTCACTTTAATGAGTAGACGCTGTAATTAAATAAACCGTGAAGCCAAGCTGTCCAATATGGGCGGCTTTTTTAATTCCATATAATCAGGAGGCCATTTAAATGACCAAGATTTATACACCCGACCTTATCGGTAAGAAACTTTCCGTAGTTGACGAGATTTTGCTGTTGAATCCACATCAAACACCCCTGCTAAATTTGCTTGGTTTTTCTGACGCCGTCACGCAGACGAGCCACCAATGGTTCGAAGACGAAATCTTCGGAGACGAATCCGTTGTTAATGGCGCGAAGCTTGTAGCGGACACATCGGTCGTAGTAGCTGACGCGGAGCCTTTCCGAGTTGGTCACGTAATTAAGATCGGCGACGAGCTGCTGTTTGTCACCGCTGTAAACGCTGGAACAAAAACGCTGACTGTGACGCGCGGCTATGCAGGTACTACGGCAGCAGCTATCGCAGACGGCGCAAAAGTCGAAGTCCAGTTCGTCGAGGGTACGGAAGGTGCCGACGCTCGTTCGGCTCGTTATAAAGCGCGTAAGCCAGCGTCCAACTATACGCAAATTTTCGATGATTCGATCGAAGTAACCGGCACTGCGGAGGCAGTACAGCAATACGGCATCGGCGATCTCTACGAGTATGAAAAGCAGAAGAAACAAGTAGAGCTGGCGTTGTCCTTGGAAAAAGCGCTGATTAACGGTATCGGTTACCAAAACGGTAACGTCCGTCAGATGCGTGGTATCCGCAGTTTCATTCAGACTAACGTGAGCGACGCAGCAGGTGCGGGCGTTGACGGTACGAAACTGAACGATTCTTTGCAGGCTATCTACGAAAAGGGTGGATTCCAGTCCGGTGGCAACTACAAAATCATGGTAGCTGCTAAGCAAAAACGCGCTATCTCCGCGTTGGATGCTAACAAAATTCTCATCTCGCAATCCGAGAATAGCCGCGGTCAGAAGGTCGACCACTTCGTATCCGACTTCGGTCAATTCGAAATTGTCTTGAACAACAACCTCGACCCTAAAGAAGTTATTATCACAGACGTAAATCGCGCTGCGATCCGTCCGCTGGTCGGTCGTGATTTCTTCCATAAATACATGGGCGAACAAGGCGATTACACTCGTGGTATCTTGGTCGGCGAGTATACGTTGCAATTCGAACAAGAAAAGGCCCATGCTCGCATCAAGAACTTGGCCTAATCAGATTTAATACGGAGCCTGCGTTTAATTACGTGGGCTCTACTACTTTACGGAGGTTAACGAGATGACGAAATATACGTCCCGTTATGTAGAACTCGGATTCTACGTTAACGGCGAACTCAAGAGATTTGTTAACGGTGAGTACCGAACAGACAATGAGGTGGACATCGCGGTCCTCGACGCGCTGACCGATGCAGTACGCGAGGAATCGGAGGAACCGAAAAAGCCACGTACTCGTAAGACTGCGGCTACGGAAGCCTCCGAAGAATAGGCGGAGGTGTTACCGTGGCAACAACGATATTATCGGCAGATGCGTACATTAACGCGTCTTGCCTTGACGTAGAGGATTGGCAAGCGAGCGACGCTGCGAGAAAACAACGGATGTTAAACGTCGCTGGACGTACGCTCACGACAGCTTATCCGAAATACGTTATACCGGACGCGGCAACATACGAGTTTGCGAATGTACTTTCGATTTTGTACAACGATACCGGAAGGCTTCAGCGGCAGGGTACCGCATCGTTCGGTCTGACTGGCGTGTTCAATGTGACGTTTAAAGACGGTTCAACCGGGATGCCTTACGATGACCTGCGTAAGTTTATTCCGCAGACGGCGCTCGACCTAATCGGTGCGGAAAACGGCGTGAAGCTATCGAAACGAAGCGCGAAATGGACGGTGATGTGACGTGCCACTCGTATCCATGCGGCAAACAATCGTAATAACGAAGGCGGCGAAAGGTAGCGGGTGGGGTCACTCGTCACCTGGCGCGGAAATAACGGTATCTGCACGCGTTTCCGAGCAGACGAAGACAGTTACGAATCAATTCGGAGACGAAACGGTATCTAGCATGACGATATTAATCGACAAGCTGGCGGACGTATCGTACGACGACGAGATTACGTATACGAACGAACTTGGCGTAACAATTAAACGAAAGCCTATCGCGATCCAACCTAAGCGGGGATTGTCTGGCAAGGCGCTAATAACGGAGGTGAACGTATAGATGGCGGTAAACAGACTTGACTTTGACGCCACACGCGGCGCTCCGTTTATTAAGCGCGTTATCGGACGGTTCTTCAAGGGCTATCGTACACGGCTTGAGGACGCAGTTTCATCCGGTTCAAAGACCGGAATACAAGACGTTATGGACGAGTGGCGGCGTGAGTCTACGAACATTGCTCCGCTGAAGACGGGCACGTTGCGGCGGTCTATATCGACGGACGTTACGAAGCAAGGCGATAAGTGGGTCGGTGAGATCAGCGCGTCCGCGATCGAGGTTAAAGGTAAACGTAAGTTCGATTACGCTACGTATCTTAACGACGTATACCCGAAGAAGCATGGCGATTCCTTCCGCAATCCGACCACGCCGGGCACTGTTCCGGGATTTTTGGATAAACCGGCGGAGGAGAATGAACGCGAGTGGCAACGGACGATAGAGGCGGAAATCAAAGCCGCGATCAAGCGAAAGGGGCTGTAACATGGCGCTGATTAGCGAGATTGAAGCAATCGAGGCGTTCATAAAGCGGAAATACCCCGATGCAACGTACGAGAAGCAGACAGTCCCGGAGCAGCCTACGCCGGGGCTTTTTGTTGTACGCTTTTTGCGTGATGGCCGGACGCTTGAAACCGGGATGCATTACCGAATCAACCGCGATTACCAGATCATCCATTTCGCGAAGTATGCGGAGGAGACAATGCCGGTCATGTCCGAGTTGAGCGCGGCTATTTACGCAGAGGGCGGATTGCCTGACGTGCATATGCGATTCGAAGGCTTTGGCTTCGGTCAACCGGTTCTGACGGAGAACAAGATATACGCGACGGTCGGTGTTTTGCAGACGACAGTTCGCGAAATGAAGCCGCAACGACAATACGACAAAATCAATCACATACATCCGCGTTACGTGTAAGCAGGGCGTCCCAATGGGCGCTCTTTTTTATTTCCAAAGGAGGTTTTTCGATGTCTGGAGGTTCATGGGACCCTACTGCACTACCAATTCAGCCGGGGCTCTACATCAATTACGTCGAAGCGGCCGCAGCGCAGATTAACGGAGGCGCACGCGGCACGGTCGCGATTCCGCTGTTAAATTACGGCGCAAAGGCTACAGCTAAGACGTTTTACACGGTCGAAACGGAGAAAGCTGCATCCGACTTGTTCGGAGCGTCGAATATCCAGTCGATCTTATTTGCGTTGCAGGGCGGTGCTAAAAACGTGCTCGTCTATACAATGCCGAAAACGCCAGTAACCGAGGACTACACGGATATGCGTGCGGCTTACGATGCTCGCGAATTTAACGTGTTTGTCTTCGACGGTGAATTTAACGCGGACGAGCAAGCGCTGACCAAGACGTGGACAATCCGTAATCGGACGGAGGGCAAGCACTTTATCTCCGTAATCGGCGGCGACGCAGCAACGGATGCCGATCCTGCGTTGGGTAATGCGCGGTCCGTACTTAACGCGGACAACTACATCGTTAACCTGATTAGCGGAGTGGTCATCGGTAGCAAGACGTATCATTCGTCCGCATTTGCTCCGTGGGTGGCCGGCTTGATTGCGGGTACTGCGATTAACCGCTCGACCACATACGCGCAAGTACCAGCGGACGATGTAACGAGACGCCTGACTAAAACGGAGTTTGACGCAGCACTTACGGCGGGTTCGTTTGTTTTCGTTAACGACGGTACGAAGGTCAAAGTAAAGCAAGGGCTTGTTACGTCGGGGAAAAAGGTTCGTAATATGCGCGCACGTCAGGCGATTTCTACGGACATTACGAAGACTGCTGAGGACAACTACATCGGTAAGCTCAACAACAATGCGGACGGTCAGGCCACGTTAATGGTTGCGATTAAGGCGTACCTGGAGCGCTTGGAAATCTCGGGCGTACTGTCGGGACCTGCGGTCGGACTTGATCCGAACTTCCCCTCCGTAGGCGACCAAGTATTCCTAGCTATTTCTTACGTAGAGGTCGATTCGATGGAACGTATCTTCATCACAGTAAACGTTTAAGGACGGTGAAAAATAGATGGTATTAGATGCTACGCGCGTCATTTCTGGCGCGTACGGTGCGGTAAACGACGCGGACGGTAACTGGATGTCCAACGTTTATTCGTGCGAGGCGAACATCGAGATCGGTTTCGAGGACGTTAAACTCGCAGGTACGCGTTGGATCGGAAATAAGGTCACATCACTCAAAGGTTCCGGCTCAATCGGGAGCTACATGGTTACATCGGAATGGATCGAGAAGATGGCGCAGGTTACGGACGATAAGAGTCCGGCATTTACTACGGAACTCGTCGTCAAACTGGACGACCCCGAATCGTTTGGTGCGTATCGGGTGCGGCTGAAAAACGTCACGTTCGACAAGATTCCGATTATTAACTACGAGGTCGGTTCGATCGTTGAGCAGGAGCTTACGTTCTTGTTTAGCGGTTACGAAGTCATGGATAAAATTCGCGCGGCTTAATATACGGGGGGTCCTTCGGGACCTCTTTTAATTTCGAAAATAAACGGAGGTTGACATAGATGGCTAAAGGACTTGAGGCGTTACTCGGAGCGACAACGGATTTGAAGGAAGAGATTTATATTCCGCGTTTGAAAACGCATTTCACGATTAAAGCACTTGATGGAGAGACAATCGAGCGGGCACGTTCCCAGGCAACGACTGGCAAAGACGGCTCAGTAGATAGTTCGTTATTTGACCGTCTTTTGATCGTAAAAAGCGCCGTCGATCCTGACTTCAACGACAAAGCGCTAAGGGACCATTACGAAGCTTCCGACGCAGCCGACTGCGTAAAGAAGGCGCTATTACCCGGTGAACATTCTCGATTGATTCAGTCTATTCTGGCGCTTTCCGGTTTCGTAGAGGACGCGGAGCTCGTTGAAGACGCAAAAAACTAATAAAGTCGGGCGACATAGAGGCGATGATGCTACACGAGATATTCCAACGCCACCATATAGCGCCCGACGAGCTATACGCGAAAGACCGAAGGCATCGGTTTTTTATGTACGCGTCAATGCTGATTCAGATAGAGAAGGAACAAAAACCTAAGTAAATCACCTCAGGAAGGAGGTAATTACGATTTCATTCGACTTGATCGGACACTTGCGGCTGATTGACGATATGTCCCGTCCGCTCCGTAAAGCAATGGGCGGAATGCTCAAGTTCGGAGTAGCAGCAACGGGGATTGGTGTTGCGACTACGGGGATTGCGTTCGCGGCGGATTCTGTTAAAAAAGCGATGGATTTCGAGTCGCAGATGAAGACGGTTCAGGCGTTAACGGGCGCGACCGACGAGCAAACGAAAGCCATGCAACAGCTCGCGCTCGAACAAGGCGCATTAACGAAATATAGCGCGCTTGAAGCCGCACAAGGGATCGAGGAGCTTCTCAAAGCGGGAATGACTACCGCTCAGGTCCAAGCGGGCGGTCTGAACGCAGCGCTCAATCTCGCAACAGCAGGCGGTCTCGGTCTCGCGGAGGCTGCGGAAGTCATGTCGACCGCGCTCAACTCGTTTAAAAAAGATGGTTTAACCGCAGCTCAAGCGGCTGATATTCTCGCCGGGACTGCGAACGCGTCGGCTACGGATGTCCACGATTTGCGTTACTCGTTGGCAGCGGTCGGTTCCGTAGCGGATGGCGTCGGCATGTCGTTTAAGGATGCGAATACAGCGCTAGGCTTGTTTGCAAATAACGGATTAAAGGGCTCCGATGCGGGTACGTCGCTGAAGACGATGTTATCGAACCTCGTGCCGATGACGGACAAGGCGTACGGCATGTTCGAAGATTTCAACCTCTTGACCGTTAATACGACGGATGCTCTCGCGTTTATGAATAAGAAAGGTATCAAGTCAACGGGCACATCCGTACAGGCGGTTACGAAGGACATCGAGAAGTACGTTGCAGCGCAGACGGGGCTCAAGGTCGGAACGTCTAAAGCCGCGAAGGAAACGAAGAAGTTCCTGACGGCGAGCAACTTGATACATTCGTCATTTTACGATAATAAGGGCGAGATAAAAGATCTAGCGCAAGTAGCGGACTTGTTAAAGAACCGATTCGGGAAGCTTACAAACGAACAACGTCAATACTACTTGCATCAGATATTCGGGTCCGATGCAATTCGTGCGGGCAACATCCTCTTCAAAGAAGGAGCGGCTGGTGTCGAGAAGTTCCGGCAAGAAATGGCGAATGTAACTGCGTTTCAAGTAGCCGAGAAGAAAATGGATAACGCAGCGGGTGCGGTTGAGCAGTTCCAGGGCGCAATCGAAACGTTGCAGATTTCCGCGTTGCTTCCGACGATGCCGATACTTAAACGTTTAGCGAAAGCTGCTGCGGAATTCGTCACGATGTATACTCCGCGAATTACTGCCGCTATGCAGCGCGCAGTCGATACGTCTAAGGCGTACCTCAAGACGCATTTTATAAACAATCCGGAGTTCAACAAGCTTCCGGATATTAAGAGTAAAATCGGTTTCGTTTTCGATGACGTAAAGAAGACGCTATCCGATTGGTGGAACGGAGGCGCGTCTGAAAAGTTTGCGCAGTTCGGTAAGGAATCCGCAATGGCTATCGGTAAAAACTTCGCGAGTACGATCGTTAATAACCCGGAGTTTGCCTTTATTCTCGGCTTGTTTATCGCGGGGAAGGCTCCGACTCCGATCGGGCTTACCGTAGCGTTAGGTATCGCTGCCAGTCCGTGGGTTAAGAGCACAATCGACTTTCTGCGGACAGGGTTACGTGAAGTTAGCGGCGCGGCGGGTGGAGAGCGTCTGCTGGAGTATAATGCGCAGCTTAATAGCACGCCGAAGGGAACGCCCGTAATAAAAGGACCTACGGAGCTGAAGGCACCGTCGAGTAAAGTAGACCCTAACGATACGAGCCTGTGGGCGGGTTTCCGTAGAGCGACCGGCTTTGCTGGCGGTATCGACACCGTTCCGCGTAATGACATGCCTGCGCGTCTCCACAAGGACGAAGCGGTGCTCACGAAGCACGAGGCGTCCGAGTGGCGCGACCAACAGCGCGGAAAAGGCGGAGCGGGCGGTGTCATAATTAACATGTACGGTACGACGATACGCGAGGATGCAGATATTGATAAACTAGCGCGTCAACTAGCGTTTCAATTAGCGAGATAGGAGGCGGTGTTTTGCAGTTTTGGCTCAAGTATAACAACGGAGCGGAAGTCTTATGGCTTCCCGTCAACCCCGAGAGTATCCAAACAACGATGACCCACGGGTTTGAAGACGTTGAGATTTCGAATCTCGGCGAGTACACGATAATCGGCAATCAACGCCTCCGTGAGTTCTCGATGTCTTCATTTTTCCCGCGGGACTACAACGCGGGCTATTGTTCGTACACGAATCTGAAGGCGCCGCGCGAATATGTCGCGATAATCGAGCGTTGGATGCGTAGTGGTAAGCCTGCGCGGTTTATCATTACGGGTACCTCCGTTAATTTCGCGGTTACTATCCGCTCCTTCGAGTACGAGGAGCGCGGTGGTGAGCCTGGCGATATCTACTATACGCTGTCCCTGAAGGAACACGTATTTATCGAAATCGCAAAGAAATCGGACAATAAAAAGCTTACGGGCTCCGCGTCGAAAACAATGCCGAAGCTTACATCGGCGGCAAAGCGTCCGAACGCGACCGTTAAGGCAAAGTCGTATACGGTTAAGGCGGGCGACTCGTTGTGGAAGATTGCGCAACGGGCAGACGTACTCGGCAACGGTGACAGGTGGCGGGAACTGTACGCGAAGAATAAGTCCGCAATCGGTCCGAATCCAAACGTACTTAAGCCGGGGCAAAAGTTGGTGATTCCGTAATGGCTACGCAAATTAAGCTGTTATACGACGGAAAGTACTGGATCGAGCCGCTCGTCAAGTCTGCAACCTGGTCCGGAGATGTCGCGCAGCCTCATCGTACCCTGACTATTTCGTACTCAAACACACTTAACGCGGATGATAAGCGGATCGCGTTTGAGCTCGGTAAGGAGTTGCGTTTTTACGTGGATGACGTTGGGCTGTTCCGCGGAGTTATCTTCACTTACGACATTGACGATAAGGGCGACGCGAACATCACGGCTTACGACGAAAACGTATATCTCACGAAAAACGTAGATACGCAGAAGTTCGTCGGCAAAACGGCGGGAGCGATCGTGTCCTCGTTGTGTAAATCGTTCGGAATCCCGGCCGGAACCGTTGCAAACACGGGCTACGTTATTCCGAAGCTCATTCTCCGCGATATGTCATTGTGGGATATGATTACGACGGCGCTGACGGAAACACGCAAACAGAATAATCGTAAATTCTTCGTTTACTCGCGCGAGGGTAAGCTTTTTTTGCGTGAGAAAAAGGACGAAATTGTCCGCTGGATGTTGGAAGATGGCGTTAACATTACGTCAGCGCGACGGTCTCAGTCGATTGAGGAGATGCGGACAGCGGTCAAGGCGCAGGGCGGCACGGACGAAAAGCCGATTACGTCTACGGCGAAGGATGCCGCGCTGATTAAAAAATACGGAATGATGCAACACGTAGAGTCCGCAGATTCGGACGCAACCGCCAGTCAGATCCAACAACTTGCGAAAGCCAAACTAAAGGAACTCGGCAAAGTCGGCGAAGACGTGTCCGTAGATGCGCTAGGCATTACGCAAGTCGTCGCGGGAACTGCCGTTTATGCCTTCGAGAGCATGACGGATATTGTTGGCGGCTATTACGTAAATGCGGATACTCATACGTTTACAAACGGTACACATATGATGTCGCTAACGTTGAGCAAAACGGACGATTTGCCGAAATTAGAATACGAAGAATCGGAACCGAAGAAAGAAGCGGCCAAGAAGAAGAAAAAGAAAGCGAAGAAAAAGACCACAAAAGCAGCTTCAGGTGGGTCAACGCTGGAAGTTCTCGATACCGTAGCGGAGATGGAGTCAATACGGGGAGGAGCGAAAAAATGATCGAACGAATAGACGGAGGCGGCGTATCGCAATTAATCGACGTAATTAAGCAACTCGGTTACAACGTAGAAGTCGATATCGAATACGCGACGATCATCGCACCTCCGCCAGCTCTCCGCGTACAAGTCGATAACATGAAGATCGAACTCGACGGAGACGACGTAATAATACCGGAGCATTTGCGTGAACATACGCGGAAAGTGTCCGTTAAAAGCTCCGCGGGGTCGCTGTCACCGACTACACTCGAACTCAACCGATACACGCGTGTAACAAAGGAAACGGAATCGTCTGCGCCTGTTACGTCCAAGGCGTTCAGCGACGTGTTTAACTTCGGCTCATTCACGTCCGGCGAGTTCGAAATTACGTTTCACGACGAGTTGAAGGAGGGCGACCGCGTAGCCGTTGCGTCGTTTGGCGCGGGACAGCGTTATATCGTGTTGGATCGGATAGGGGGTGCAACTGATGGCGCTTAGTCCATTACCGGAAGTTGACGTTGATTTGAGCGAAGATATAGACGTAGTAACGGAAACTGACGTAGAGCCGAGTCGGACGTACGCGTTGGATTTAGATAGCGGAGCAGTCGGCGGTATTATCGACGGACGCGAGGCAATTCGCCAGTTTATTCTCAAAGCGATATTAACCTCGCGTTTTCACTTTACGATTTACGACGAGGACTACGGGTGTGAACTCGAAGACTTAATCGGGCAGGACGTTCCGATGGAGCTACTTGAAACGGAGATACCTCGCGTCATAGCCGAAGCACTTATTTACGACGACCGGATTGACGATGTATACGGATTCGAAATTACGCAGGAGGCGAGCGATTTGTTCGTCTCTTTTTACGTTTCCGTGGACGGAGAGGAAATTCCGATGGAGGTGACGGTGTAATGTACGAGGATCAAACGAAAGAGGCGATATTGCAGCGGATGCTCGACGCATCTCCGGAGGATATCGACA